CCAATTTACTATGGTGTTTAAAAGCGCAGTCCAACGCCAACCTGAAGGAACGCCATTTTGCCACTTCCCTATATTCATATCTTGATAAACCACATGTTGATTCTCAATTTGTGTAAGCAAAGCATCACAGACATTGTTAACATCAACTCGTACGACGCAATTTGCGATTTGTCGAGCACATTGACACAATTTTTGAACCGCTAGTACAACTTGTTGTTTCGATACATGATGATCAAAAGCAGATTGATCTACATCAAAATTAATTTTACCTTCCATCTTACCACTTCGCAAAGATTCGAAAGCCTTAAAGTAATCAAAATTATCCATAAATAATGTTGTTCTAGGATGGTGAGATAGTGCCGGTTCGACAATAGAAGACAAATAAGACATCTTTAAGTAAGTAGAATCACCACCCGTTGCAATAAATCTTAGTTTCAAAGGTTCATCCGGCTTGGTGAAAGGTCTGATTACATCAAAATTAGTGTCTAAAGTGGTGGCTCTCAACTGCTCAGTATTCTGGGTATAAGCCAACGCCCACTTGTTTTTTCTGCTTTTAAGACCATCTACTGTAATTGAATCTGTTGTAGTGCTTGTTCCTCCTGTTGCCCAAAAAGATGGATTAGATAAAAATTGATCTAAAGTAGGCTGTCTCAAGACATGACCTTCTAATGATGCAAAACTCAGGAAATCGTCAACTCCCTCAGAGAACCAATTCAAAAAAGCTTCTGAATCAAAATGAGGCTGCAAGAGCCATTCTTTAATTTCGATGACATTAGGTTCTGGTTTTGTTATTTGAAAAGCGCATATTAATTGCCAATCAACTAAAAATCTCCATAACGGTGTAATTTGATTTTGATATTTTTTAGCCAACAAAGTTAATTTTTTACCTCTAGTAATAATCTCTCCCATGGTAGCTTGTGGATTGATACCACTTGCTTTTAATATATTATGCATAGTAATTAAATCTCGACCATGTAAGATAGTTTTTAAATAAGACCAAGCTGATAGATATGTATTTTTATGATTTTTAATCGTTTCATCTATCTCTGAAATTTCTAAAATATTTTTAGCACAATTATTACTTAATTGAATATCGTACTCATTCCCCTCCTCACTTTTCAAACTAGCTAATACCCGCAACATATCATATCTAAATGTTCGATCTGCAATAGTGTCCGATTTAGCATCTGATAGTTGTTTCATAGACGTTTGAAACGCAGAAAGGTTGTACGCAATAGAGTTTTTTAATGTAGCGTGATCTTGATCACGCGACAAGAAAAAGATTAAGTTCATCTGGTCGAAGCGTTGATAATACGACAACATGATCATTTGATAAACTTAAATCGAAGATATACTCTGTCACTCTCTCTAATGGTTTCCACACTGGAGCTCTAAAAATCAAAGGTTCTGTGGTTTTAATAATAGCTGAATATCGCGGTAAAATATAATTAATAATTCCGATTCGTGCAAAACCTAAGACAGCACCACTAATTGGTCGATCAACATAAAAACCAGCAGTAGTTATAGGCACAAAATTTTGTACCATCATAGTATGTTGAGTAGAAATCAAACCTTGTAGGTAGAAATCTGTTCCTCCGGTGACAAGCTCTTGAGCGTACGGTGCTAAAGTTAAAGTGCGATCCATATTACTTTTTTCATCAAGAGTTGTAATAGTATTATTTGCGGTGTAAGCTGAGATTCTGGCGCTCGGCAATACCAATTCGCGCATATTTGGTTTATCCAATATCAACAGTAATATATCTGGAGGTAAAGCCATCCAAGTTTGTTTAGAATTAATTAAACCTCCTCGCGCTAGGTAATATGCAGCTATATCTGCGGTATACCACTTAACAGCGTGCATCTGACCAAAATTAACTTGAGGTGCTATTTGCATTCCTTGATTCCACACTAAAGCAGAATCATCAGTGTCAGTAAGAATACGAGCTTCAGTTATATGAAATATACTTTGATTTAGCAATCCACGAGTTAATAATGGCAATGCGACAATATCTAAGATGGTAGAAAAAGGCAATGCTGACCAACTTTCAAATGTAGGGCAATAGTGAGAGGTAGCTGTAGAAGCTATCAAATCCAAATCTAACAACATAGACATGTAAGGAATAGTTAAAGGTGCACTCATATCAACGAACTTATCTCTAGAACGAACTGCAGTCAATAACGACGACCCACTATTTGCAGAGCGCAAAATAGCACTGTCAGTAGCAGGGACCATACCTAATGGGCAGCTGGCATCATAAGATGGACGGAAAAATACTCCAAATTCTCCACTTCCAAGAACTGGCTGTGTACAAGCAGCACCACAATGACTTAAAATTAGTGCATTGGCTGCTGTATTCCATAGGGGCATGACGAAGTTATCTGGAACTGCACCTGAGAACGAAAGATTATTGGTGGGTATACGACAAACGGTGTTTACAACATACATGGCTGCTTCTTCCATTTCTCTTTTATCTACTTGCCTAGCACGTAAGATCAACCATTGTAGAGCATCAGCTGATAAATTGCGAACAAGTAACCAAGGTGCAATGTCTAAATGACCTCCGACAGGAATTGTTATTTGATTACCAGCCTGAGATAAACCGATTAAAGGCAAAACCAAGTTAGCAAATGGTACAGTAACAGCATTATTGTATATAGAATTTATATCAGTAATGACAAATAAAAATGCCCATGAACCCGCTGGAAGCTGTCTTCCATATTGTACGTTATTAGCATAAGGCATATGATAGATAGCAGTTCCGGTGTTAGTGTTATTAAAAAAGGTTAATGTATTGGGATCATCTTGAATAACGATATCAACTGGATTAACAGCAGAAGTAGGCATGATTGAAGTCTTAATAGAAAATGGAGCTGGAGCAGCTTCGATCATTCTACCTACTAATGGAAAATTAGCTCCATTCAAATCAGATAGTGAACAAAAAACTGGAATAAAATTAGTGTTAGGCAGTTGCTTTGCAATATCTCTATATTGTTGTAGAGCACAACCATATGCTGGTACTACAGCCTCTGCACTGGAAAAAATAGACTGACCATCTGTGTAGAGAGCACGTC